ATCATCAAATCGTAATATTAACTTCGGTGCTGGTGGTAATTTTACTGTAGCAAATAAAGGTTACTCAGTATTTGAATCTCGAAATATTTATATAGGAAACAAGGCAAAAGAACGACAAGAACCTATGGTATTAGGTGAAGAGCTAAGAAAATTATTAGTAAAAATACTTGGATTACTGGCTAATGCTCAAGCACTTGGAGATTATAATGTTCCTCAACCATTGAGTTTATTTCCAAGGGTGGCTCAAGCTGGTAGTTTAAGAGCAGAAGTAGATAATATTATGAAAGAATTTAATTTAGGTAATTATTTAAATCCTGATAATTTAGCAGGATATGAGACAAATGTAGAAGAGGGTAGACCAATAGGAGATTCTACTACAGGAGAAGCAAAATTTTTTAGTAAACATCATTTTATTGAACCAAACAGAACATAGGAGTAGATATGAAGTTATCTATATTTAAGAAAGTAATTAGAGAAGTAGTAAGAGAAGAAATAGAATACAGCATTAAAGGACTTAGAAAAGAGTTAAAAGAAGTGTTAGTTAGCTCTATATCTGATAAGATGCTTGAGGAGAGTATACCTCAGACTACTAGCAAACCCGTTGAAAAAAAATCACGACCTATTGAAAAAAGAGTTCCGATGACCAAAGATTCTATTCTAAATGACCTCTTACAAGAAACTGCCAACGATGGTGAATGGAAGAATATAAATAAAGAAGTAGATGTTAAATCCGTAACGGAAGAAACTACTGGATTACCTGATCATTTAGCTAATGCTCTTAATAAAGATTATTCACAGGTAATGAAAGCTGTAGACAAAAAACAAAACTTTAACAAAGGACCAAGGTAGATGGCATTTGATAGAGAAAATGGAACTGGTACATTGGGTGGTGATTTTTTAGATATATCTATAGATCAAATGGGTAGAGATGTTTATAATGATGCTACTCCTGATGTTAAATTTCAGATGAAAAAGTACCATGATGATATGGCTGCCGCTATAAAAATGTATTTACAGAGACAGACATTTAACATTACAAATATGGATGCACCCGTTGTAATACCATCGATGAATCCGTGGTTGCCCGTATCACCACCTCAAGTCTTTACTACTTTATATCCAATACCATCGACACCGGCTGCGGTTCCACCAGGTGCTACTATTAGTTTAGGTACACCTTTATACGGAAGGTCTCAGATAAGTGAAGATGAAAATTCAATTGGATATCCAAATGTTAGACAGAATGTAAAATCATCAGCAGTTAAATTATTAGAACCAGAGGATTAATAAGTGGCTATACCAGATAGAAGAGTTAAAAGATTTGTAGAAGATCGTGACACGAGAGTAAGTGTAGGATTGGATTTTCCAATAAGTATACAAGCTGGTGATACTATGGGATATTTTGCCACAACTAAGACTACGATGGATGCTATAAAAAATGATGTTAAGTTGTTACTTATGACTCAACGAGGTGAAAGATTAATGCAACCTTTTCTTGGTATGGATATTAGAAAATTCTTGTTTGAACAGATAACGAATGACACAGCTATTCAGATTGAAAATGATATCGTAGATACATTTCAGACTTGGTTGCCATTCGTTCAGTTACAGAATATAGATGTTGATCTCGGTGATCAAGATAGAAATCAGATTAAAATTAATGTAACATTTAATGTACGAAACTCACCTACTGAATTACAATCTGTTGGTGTGGTGTTGGAGTAAAGAGATGGCTTATTCAGATAATAAACAAATACCAAGTAATATAAACTACACCTCTAAGGATTTCAGTACGATTAAGGCTGATCTTATAGAATATACCAAAAGTTATTTTCCTGATACATATAAGGATTTTAACGAGACATCACCTGGTATGATGTTGATAGAACTTGCCAGTTATGTCGGTGATGTTCTGAGTTATTACATCGATTATAATTACAAGGAAAGTATCTTAACCACGGCAACTGAAAGAAAAAATGTACTTAGATTGGCGGAATTTTTGGGTTATAAAACAACACCCACCACCCCATCTGTGGTTAAGTTAGAAGTAACTACCGATTTTAATGCTGATAGTAATGGAAATCCAGATTACTCAAATATCATTCAAAATCCTATCGATAGTGGATTAAAAATAGCGTCAACTAATAATTCTGAATTAATATTTGAAACATTAGGTGAGATTGACTTTACCATATCAGGTTCTCCTGATGTCCCACCCGTTGTTGTGACTACAAGAAATGATGGAACTGCTGAAACATACAGGGCAACGAGATTTGTAAATGCTATATCAGGCGAAACAAAAACAAAATCATTTACTGTAACATCTCCTACTAAATTTTTAGAATTAGATTTGGGTGTCCAAAATGTGGTGGAGATATTGGATGTTACGGACAGTTCAAACGGCAAATATTTTGAGGTGGACTATCTAGCACAGGATAGAATATTAAAAGAACTTCACTATAATGACGATCCTGATCGTACCACGGCTTATGATCAAGGATTAGCGGCCGCTGGTCAGATGTCAGTAGATGTATCAATACCATACACTTTAACATATATAAAGACAAATAAAAAATTTGTAAAGAAAGTAGATCCTGAAACCAATAACACAAAGTTACAATTCGGTAATGGGTTGTATAAATTCAACATATCAGGTTCATCATCTGCTGGATTGTTTTCTGTGATAGAGCAACAAGGTATGAATGTAGCTGGTGTGCCTGGCTCCGTAATTAATGCTTCTCTGAATAACCTAACTACAAATAATTCTTTGAATTTAGGTGAGACACCTGCCAATACAATTGTAACTGTGACCTATAGACAAGGTGGTGGAGCTAATTCAAATGCTCAAGTAAATGACCTAACCAATATATTGAATTCATCTGAAGCGATATCCGTAACTAATCCTGAACCGGCAAGTGGTGGAACTGATGGTGAGACCATAACAGAGATAAAAGAAAATGCTAAAACATTTTTTGCTTCACAGATGAGGTGTGTTACCCGTGAGGATTATCAGGCACGAATACTTAACCTACCGGCAAAGTTTGGTAATATTGCTAAAGCACAGGTGGTTAGATTAAATGATATAAGTGGGCTAAAAATATATACTTTATCATATGATCAACAAAGGCGATTAACTCAAACTCCTTTAATTGTTTTAAATAATTTAAGATTATATTTAGAACAATTTAGAATGATTAATGACGCTCTTGATTTTGGATTTGGTACACAAAATGGAAATACATTTTCAGGATATAAAATAAATTTTGGTGTTAACTTTGAAGTTAATTATGATAGAAGATTTAATCCAACTGATGTTAAGTTAGAAGTTATCGAATGTATTAAAGATTATTTTTTAATTGATAAGATGCAGTTTGGTCAAGCTATTGATTTAAATGAATTAAAATATCAGATATTAGGGAAGGTTGGTGTTATAGGAATACAAACATTAGAGATAAAACAGGCTATGGATGATGGTAGAATACTTAATTCTAAAAATGCCGTGGGAGAAGATACGAATGGTGAATTAAATTATGGATTCGTTTATGATTTTGCATCCGCTCTTAAAAATGACATTGTAAGACCATCATCAACACCATCTGTATTTGAATTACGAAATCCTAACTCTGATATTTACGGGAGGGTATTATAATGCATCGTTCATTTTTTGCTAACAAAGATACCTTTATCAATAGTGGTTCTGATTTCATAGATGGTACAACATTTGAAGATAAGAATACTGGTAAAGATGAAATATTAGAATTAAAAAAATATTATTTTAATCGTGAATTACAAGGTTTTACACGAGCATTAATTCAATTCAATACTGATGAAATAGAAAGTTATATAAGTTCCTCCGTACTTCCAAATGATTATAAAATTAATTTAAGAATGTATGAGACCGAAGGAGTTAGTGGTTTATCAGAAGACTATAAGATTGCCGCTTATCCGCTGAGTCAAGAATGGGATGAGGGTGTGGGTAAAGAAGTTGATGATCCCAAAACAACCGATGGTTGTAGTTGGTTATATAGAAAAAATAGAGATGGTGTTTCTGAAATATCTTGGACAACACCTGGTGGAACTTATATTGCTGGAGATGAAGTAACTCAATCTTTCTCATCAGAATCACCTGACATTAACATGAACATAACCACAATGGCAAAAAAATGGTTTGGTGGTGTGAATGAAAATTATGGGTTACTATTGAGATTATCTGGTAGTAGAGAATCATCAACTGGTAGTTTTGAAGATTTAAAATTCTTTTCAAGACAGACCAATACAATCTATTCACCTAAGTTAGAAGTTCAATGGGATGATTCAAGTCATAGTTTTGGTAGTTTGATTCCATTGGATGTATCGGGTAATACGGAGAATTACTTATATCAACTACATGCCAGAGAGGCGTATAAGGAGAATGAAACCGTTAAGTTTAGGTTTGGTGCTCGTAAGAGATACATCGATAAGAGTTTTTCGACATCGGTTCAGACCGTAAGTGGTAGTTATCTCGGAGAGGGTAGTGCTTCATATTCCATAATAGATATGGCAACCAATGAATCAGTTGTTCCATTTAGTCAATATACTACGATGAGCTGTGATTCAGTATCAAATTATTTTACACAGGATCTGAATTCTTTTGAACCCAATCGTGCTTATAAGATAATGATTAAGGTTAAACATGATGATGATCAGACAATCATATATGATGATGATTTTGAGTTTATATTAAGGGTATAAAATGTCGTATCACGATAGAAAAAAAACTAAAAGAGTTAGAGGTAAGACTTTAATACGACAAACTAAAATAACTCCACCAGTTCCTGATATTACTGAAACACCAATACAAACTGAAACACAGACACAATCAAATCAGGCAACAGAATATGGGGCTACAGCTGGTCCTCCACCTGAGGCTAACATGAATACATCTAATATGGAGCAACTACAAGAAACTACTCCTACTACAAAACCACCCACTCCTCGTAGAAAAAAGAAAACAAAAAGGATGTTTAAAAAGGCGGTTAGTATATTAGCAGAACCTACACCACCTCCACCACCTGAGATAGAATTAATTCCTATTGTTAAGACTCTTTATGATGGAGCTAATGTAAGAACATTTTATGGAATAAAAGATACACCAATTCAAGAATTTTTAGCAGAAATTATACAAAACATACCTTTGGTTAGGATAGACGAATTAGATGATCAAGGTAATGTCTTAAATACCTATGAACTTAAATCAAAAGGTAAGGGTAATAAAAAACAAAAAAAGAAAAAGAAAAAATTTAGCATTATAAAAGGTGATACCAAAGATGCTTATAAAACAAAATCAAAACAAGAACAGCAAAGTCTAACTCAAATCGTAGAGGAGAATAGGTATAATATATCTGTTGATGGTGTGGTTGGTCAGGCTTATCAAATTACATTTATGGGATTAGAAAACCCGGACGAGGTATCTGCTTACATGTATGATGATCCACCAATTGTACCAATACCAGCAAGTCTACCAGAATCATATCAGAATTCTGCTAACGAAGGTGTGGAATTATTAAAGGATGGTAGAAGATGTGGTAATTGTATATTCTATGATCCTGAAGTTAGTGTGTGTAATAAATGGAATGCTGAGGTTAGACAAAACTATTGGTGTTTATCTTGGCAGACTATGGCACCTGTTATTGCAGAACCAAATGAATTTACTCAATTTATAGAAGAGGACGGTGATATTTACAATTACTTGATTGATAATATAAAAGATCCTCAAACAGAAGAACCTAATCTTGCTAATTTTTTATCACCATTAAATGATTTATTTACCATATATGGTGCTTATGTTTATGGTGACTATCTGAGAAGGGTGGTGGATTCTGGCAACGCTCTTGATTTTGATGGTATACCAATTAATTTGTTTTTTACCACACAAGATGGATTTTTAAATGCTATAGATTTTATTAATAATTCTAATTTAGGGCAATTTAATGATCCACCAGAAGAATATGATTCCATTCAACAATCGTTGGTCACTTATACATTAACCAAGAAATCAACTTCTACTCTACCGAGTAATTATCCACAGACGATAACTATTAATCTTCATGGTCAATACTATGGTGAACCAATAAATATATTATCCCAATTAGATTTAGTGAATGCTAAAATTGCTTATAATCCCCAATTAACAGCAAATAGTCATCACATCTTAAAAGATAATAGATTTGTGGATTTAGAAACCAATGGTCAATTGCATATTGATATAGTAAAACAAAGTATCCGTGAAAGGGTATTAAAATTCTTAGTTGATAATTCTAAGCCTTATATGTTAGATGGAGCATCGGCATATAAGTTTACTCAATGGGTTGCTGATAGAAGTGCGTTTACTGAAACGATGCAATCGTTATATCAAGTGATTTTAAATTCAATGTTTATATCATCTACTAATCAAGAATTATTAGATGCTATAGAATTAAGTCTAAGTGAACAATTGTTTGATGATCCATCAACCACAATAGTTCCATTGGTTACTGAAGCAACGGAAGGTGAAAATGAGGAGCAGACATAATGCAGTGGTTTCCATATAATAGAACAGGAGCTCCTTTAGATGGTATTCCGGATCCTTATCCTAATAGAACTGATCCTGATCCTTTAGCTATAGGAATGAAAATACCGTTTAACATAGTGGTTAAACTTCCAGGTGGTCAGATAATATTACAATCCAATGGTAAGATACCAAACTATAATTTAGAAACCAATGAGATAGAAAATTATCAACCATTTAATCAAGATATATTTGATTCATTTCAGATTACCGTAGATCAGCTAGAGGGTGAGATAAACCTACCATATGTTTTTAAACGAGAGGCAATATTTACTCCGGAAACTACTATTACTGTTTTTGGTAATGAGGTTACCATACCTGCTCAAACCAATGCATTTCAAAGCATAGAAGTACCGAGATCACCACTAGGTGGATTTGCTCAATTTAGAATAAATTATCAATATGTTGATTTTACTAATCAAGAGGTTTATACTGGTGAGGTCATAACTCCAAGGATATTAGTTCCAAGATTTGTAACACCACCACCACCACCTCCACCACCTGTCTTTACCATAGATGAGGGGCAGATTAAAGAAGCATTA